TTATAACGTCACTCCGCCTTTTAGTGGATTCAGAGCGACGGCATTTTGCAGATAGTCAGGCGCAAGGTGCGCATAGGCCATCGTCTGCTGAATGCTCGCATGTCCCAGAATCTGTTGCAGTGCGATTATATTGCCCCCATTCATCATGAAATGGCTTGCGAATGTATGCCGCAGGATGTGGGTTGCCTGATTGGGTGGTATATCAGGTTTCACTCTGCGTAAAATCCCGCAAAATTTCTCATAATCAACTTTGAATAATTTGGCGCTGGCCTCCTCTTTAACTTTTTTCTCCAGTTCCTCAGAAATCGGCACGGTTCGCTTTTTACCGTTTTTGGTTTTCAGGAAGGTAACCCTGCAATTTGTAATCTGTGCTGGTTTTAGCGTGGCAACTTCCGTCCATCTTCCTCCAGTGCTCAGACATAAAAGCGCGACAAGTAAGTCATCACCAGCCAAAACATTTAACAGTTTTTCGATTTCTGCTTTTTCCAGGAACGTCATTTCAGGGTTGGCCTCCGCCAGTGGCGGCAGTCCGTGAATTGGGTGTTGCCCGGAAAATTCATCCAATTGAATTAATTTTGTGAACATGCCGGATAATCTGTACATGTCACGGTTTATCGTTGAGGCACTGATACCATCACGTAGTCGCATGGAACGATAATCCATCAAAGCCCTTTTGCTCATCCTGCTCACTGGTATATCACCTATGCCGCTGATGGTTTTGAGTAGATGATTAAACTCTTTTGTTCCATGCTCGTGGTTTTGCCCGTGATATTTCCACCAGATGTCCAGCAACTCACTCAAAGTCCGGCGGTCTGCTCGCTGGCCTCCCCATTCTTTCTGACTGGCATTGGCGATTGTGTATCGCTCAAATGCTAGTGCTTCAGCTTTTCTTTCGAATTTCCTGCGGATGCGTTTTCCGTCGCGACCGCGAGGTCTAATGTCCACTTCATAGCGACCATCATCGAGCTTCTTAATTGCCATAAGAAAGCCCTCCGGCGCTGTATTCACCATCTTGGTAGCAAATGGTGAAAATGTAATCTTTATATAGAGTTAGCCAATCCTTTTCGCGGAGTGGTTGGACTCTGTTGACTCTGGCCCAATGTGCGCGAGAGCCGGTGCGATTTGTCCTGCGTCCGGCGCGGTTTTATCTGTCATAAGCCATAGAGCATATTTTTGGAATGTGGGATGCATAGTGATTTTTAGCAAAGCTGTGCCACCGGGTTCAAAGTTTCCTCCTTCATATTTTTTAAGTGTGCTTAGCGGTAACTCTATGATTTCACAGAATTTTGATTGGCTTAGCCCTTCAGCCTCACGCAAGGCCTTAATCTTTTCGCTTAATTTCATTTGACATGGTGCCTATATAGGGACTAAATTCCCTCAAAACTGGAACCTATATAGGTTCCATTGATTTGAGAATAAACCAGCGTCTAAACGGTTTTGAGTGGTTTAGAAAGGGCTGGATCCTATGAGGGTACCATATATGGACGCTGAAAATTATGTGATTCAGTATCCGCTTGATGCGGTTCATGTGGATAAATTTGCTGATTTATTAGGGAAGCCAAAGACAGCCGTCAGTGAAATGGTGAAGGCAAATAAATTACCAATTATTGAATTGCGTGATCCTTGCAAACCGAAGGCTCGTGCCGGTGAAAAATGGGTTTTCATTCCTGAGTTTAATCGCGCTGTACGTGAGGCGTTTTATAACCGACCGGTTGAACAGCGTGATGCATGGCTTTTGTGGATGGGGTTGTGATTATGAATGAGCCGCGTTGTATTGCTCAGTTATTGCGTAACGAAAGCCCCAGGGCGATTGACTTCACCATCACCCACGGGAAGGGGCGCAAGGGAATCATTATCCGCACCAAAAAACAGAGTCCGTTAAAAAAGGCTCTGACCTTTCTGAAAAGCCGGAGGGCCTGGAAATGACAGTGATGACGCTCAATCTCGTTGAAAAACAGCCAGCAGCTATGCGCCGGATAATTGGTAAGCATCTTGCCGTTCCTCGCTGGCAGGATACATGTGATTATTATAATCAGATGATGGAGCGCGAACGGCTAACAGTTTGCTTTCATGCGCAGTTAAAACAACGTCACGCAACGATGCGTTTTGAAGAAATGAACGACGTCGAACGTGAACGGCTGGTTTGTGCAATTGATGAATTGCGTGGGGCATTCTCAAAACGCCGTCAGGTTGGCGCAAGTGAGTATGCATATATTAGTTTTTTAACAGTCAGTCAGCGTCGTACTTTATTTATGCATGCCGGATTGACTGAAAAAGAATTCAACCAGCCATACTGGCGAATTAATGAAGAGTCATGTTACTGGCGTGATGCTTTATTTCGTGCATTACGTGAATTATTCAGCCTGTTTGAGTATGCACCGACAATTCTGACGTCGGTAAAACCAGAGCAATATCTGCATTAAGTAATTAACCAGAGTTTTTAACGCACTTAATCGTGCGGGGCTTCTTTTTGCCTGGAGAAAGTTATGCATACAGTTTCTGAAAATCAGTGCGGTATATACGCATTACTGCTGCAACAGGCCAGAACCGAAGCACAGGCCGACGCTGCGACGCGCTTTTCTTCTCATCTTGATGCCATGATTCGCCACATCACAAAGGCGGAGTTATCCCGCGTGGAGATAGTCGAGCTGCTCAGTCAGGAGTCGGAAAAATTTCACAATATCGGATTGTCTCGCGGGGAGGTGCTTTGATGTCCTGTTCTCGTTCAGTTGTATTATTGAATAACGCCTTAAAAATCGCCGTTATGAAAAATGGCGATTTGTCTCTTATTCAACTTGGTCTTGATAAAGAAAAACGCGAAATAACTGAGTCTGTTATCGCGATTTATCAGAACGAATTAAACCTCCTGTCTGATGTGGTCAATTTACTTGTTAAACGCGCTGTGTTTCACAAGCAAATCTCCTCCGTGGATGAACTGACGAAATTAACGGCAGAAATCGCCAGCTATTGCGCTGATGAATTTAAAAACCTTAACGACAAAAGGAACTGGTAATGCCGGACAACGTAGATTTTATTCAGGAACAACAGGCTGAATTACTGGAGCGCCAGATTAACGCGGCAAGGGTAAAACATTGCGGTGCTTCTGCGCTGGTTTGCGAAGAGTGTGACGCGCCAATACCTGCTGCCCGTCGTGCGGCTTATCCGTCAGCCACGCGTTGTGTTTCCTGTCAGTCAGTCTTTGAAGCAAAAAACAAACATTACCGGAGAACGGCATGAGTATTCGTATTGAAATTGGCGAACGTTATGTCGTTACCAGTGACAGCTTTCAGTTTATTCTCCACGAGAAAAAGAGAGCGGAAAGCGGTAAAAACGCCGGTCAGGAATGGCTGGCGGTGGTTGGTTATTACCCGAAATTAAGCCAGCTCGTTTCCGGCCTGATGCATCACGATATTCTGACCGGAAGCGCAAAATCTTTTGCCGATTTAAACGCGCAGGTTGAGCAACTCAGCAAGCGTTGTTCAAAGGCTTTTGGCTCACATGGCCGTTAAAGCCTCCGGGCGTTTTGTCCCTCCGTCAGCATTTGCCGCAGGCACCGGTAAGGCGTTTACTGGTGCTTATGCATGGAACGCGCCACGCGAGGCTGTCGGGCGCGAAAGACCCCTTACACGTGACGAGATGCGTCAGGTGCAAGGTGTTTTATTCACGATTAACCGCCTGCCTTACTTTTTGCGCTCGCTGTTTACTTCACGCTATGACTACATCCGGCGCAATAAAAGCCCGGTGCACGGGTTTTATTTCCTCACATCCACTTTTCAGCGTCGTTTATGGCCGCGCATTGAGCGCGTGAATCAGCGCCATGAAATGAACACCGACGCGTCGTTGCTGTTTCTGGCAGAGCGTGACCATTATGCGCGTCTGCCGGGGATGAATGACAAGGAACTGAAAAAGTTTGCCGCCCGTATCTCATCGCAGCTTTTCATGATGTATGAGGAACTCTGCGATGCATGGGTTGATGCACATGGCGAGAAAGAATCGCTGTTTACGGATGAGGCTCAGGCGCATCTGTATGGTCATGTTGCTGGCGCTGCACGAGCTTTCAATATTTCCCCTCTCTACTGGAAAAAATACCGTAAAGGACAGATGACCACGAGGCAGGCATATTCTGCCATTGCCCGTCTGTTTAACGATGAGTGGTGGACTCATCAGCTTAAAGGTCAGCGTATGCGCTGGCATGAGGCGTTACTGATTGCTGTCGGGGAGGTGAATAAAGACCGTTCTCCTTATGCCAGTAAACATGCCATTCGTGATGTGCGTGCGCGCCGCCAGGCAAATCTGGAATTTCTTAAATCGTGTGACCTTGAAAACAGGGAAACCGGCGAGCGCATCGACCTTATCAGTAAGGTGATGGGAAGTATTTCTAATCCTGAAATTCGCCGGATGGAGCTGATGAACACCATTGCCGGTATTGAGCGTTACGCCGCCGCAGAGGGTGATGTGGGGATGTTTATCACGCTGACCGCGCCGTCAAAGTATCACCCGACACGTCAGGTCGGAAAAGGCGAAAGTAAAACCGTCCAGCTAAATCACGGCTGGAACGATGAGGCATTTAATCCAAAGGATGCGCAGCGTTATCTCTGCCGCATCTGGAGCCTGATGCGCACGGCATTCAAGGATAATGATTTACAGGTCTACGGTTTGCGTGTCGTCGAGCCACACCACGACGGAACGCCGCACTGGCATATGATGCTTTTTTGTAATCCACGTCAGCGTAACCAGATTATCGAAACCATGCGTCGCTACGCGCTCAAAGAGGATGGCGACGAAAGAGGAGCCGAGCGAAACCGTTTTCAGGCGAAACACCTTAACCGGGGCGGTGCTGCGGGGTATATCGCGAAATACATTTCAAAAAATATCGACGGCTATGCACTGGATGGTCAGCTCGATAACGATACCGGCAGACCTCTGAAAGATACTGCCGCGGCTGTTACTGCATGGGCGTCAACGTGGCGCATCCCGCAATTTAAAACGGTTGGTCTGCCGACAATGGGGGCTTACCGTGAACTACGCAAATTGCCTCGCGGCGTCAGCATTGCTGATGAGTTTGACGAACGCGTCGAGGCTGCACGCGCTGCCGCAGACAGTGGCGATTTTGCGTTGTATATCAGTGCGCAGGGTGGGGCAAATGTCCCGCGCGATTGTCAGACTGTCAGGGTCGCCCGTAGTCCGTCGGATGAAGTTAACGAGTACGAGGAAGAAGTCGAGAGAGTGGTCGGCATTTACGCGCCGCATCTCGGCGCGCGTCATATTCATATCACCAGAACGACGGACTGGCGCATTGTTCCGAAAGTGCCGGTCGTTGAGCCTTTGACTTTAAAAAGCGGCATCGCCGCGCCTCGGAGTCCTGTCAATAACTGTGGAATGCTCACCGGTGGTGATACTTCGTTACCGGCTCCCACACCTTCTGAGCACGCCGCAGCAGTGCTTAATCTGGTTGATGACGGAGTTATCGAATGGAATGAGCCGGAGGTCGTGAGGGCGCTCAGGGGCGCATTAAAACACGGCCTGAGAACACCTAATCGTCAGCAAAGAAACGGAAGCCCGTTAAAACAGCATGAAATAGCGCCATCGGCCAGACTGACCCGGTCGGAACGAATGCAAATCACCCGTATCCGTGTTGACCTTGCTCAGAACGGTATCAGGCCGCAGCGATGGGAGCTTGAGGCGCTGGCGCGTGGCGCGACCGTAAATTATGACGGGAAAAAATTCACGTATCCGGTCGCTGATGAGTGGCCGGGATTCTCAACGGTAATGGAGTGGATATAATGGCAAAAATTCACGAGATCTTAGATAGTTTCGTACTGTATATATTTAGTTGTTACTTGCAGTTTGGTATTGTTTGCCATGGTTGTTTGTTAAGTGCTTTAAAGGTGAGGAATGAGCGAGTTCGATGTTTTTTCTATTTCAGTTGATGATTTTAAAAAAAGTGAGTACGCCAGTATATTGTTACCACCAAGAAGCCATTCTTATTTTGAAATGGAATCTTATTTTTTTCAGTTGTTGTCATTTTATAAGCAAAAAAAAGATGTGAGTTCTTGGAGGGTTTGCTATTTATTACGTTCGTTATTTAGTTTAAAATTTTCTAAGTCTGGTGATATTATCGACTTTGAGTCTAAAATCATTCTCTATCCTAAGCGAGGTTATAGACCTTCAGATTACAAGGATAATTATTTAACCATATTAACTTGTATTAAAGAAAATACTGACAACCCTTATATTATATCTAGGGTGTGTGATGTTTTATGGATAAATAACCGTAAGGATATAGATTCTGCTAATAAAGCAATAGAGTCATATGCTCTAATGATTAATGATGCTTGTGATACTTTGTTAGAAAAAAAGGAATCAGGTGACATCCATGTTTTTGATGTCGTTGACTGCTTGGATAGAGGTATTACAATATCGCGCATGCTTATTGGCAGGAAAAAACAACTGCAAGGAGGGATAGTTGACTCGACGTTAAGGCTATATCATATATTAATAGATTCTAGTATATTTATCGGTGTTTTAAGAATTTCTGAAATTCTTTATAAGAATAATTTATTGTGCCCCTTACAATTGGCTAAGAATGCAGAAAAGATAGCTGATGAGCATTGTGGAGCTTCTTATTTTGATGCTGTGAAAAAATTGTTTTATTTTGCGTCTGAATTATATGTTAAAAATGATATGGAAGAGCAAGGAAGAAGGTGCAAAATGAAAGCGACAGAAATAACATTGGCTCAATTTGAACAGTCTTCATCTCCAACATTGAAGGCTCATTGGCTAAGAGTTGCTCTTGGGGAATTTAGAGCGATTGGTGGAATGAGTGAAAGGATTAAAGAGATTAAAGAGGAATTAAATTCTATTCGAGATCAAATCAATGATGAAATGTATTCCTTTGCAATACCAATGGATCTTAGTGATGTTATCGCTCAGAAAGAGCATATTTATAATCAATTAAATTTCTCAGAAATAATTAAAAAATTAATCTCTAGATTTAAGGTTGTAAGTGCCAGTGAGATTATGGAAAGAGCTCGCTCTGATGCTAAGAGATATTTTTTTGTTAATGTGAGTGATACGGTTTTTTATGATGACAGAGGACGCGTTGTGGCAAGGCAACCACCTTTAGATTCTGCTGGGGATATAAGTCTAGATGATGCCTGTGTAAATTATTTAAGAACTAGTAATATTGAGCATCAGTTTTATGTTTATGGTGAGTTTGAAGTTGTTAGGCAAAGAGTGTTGTCTAGGTATTCATTAAATGAGAATACATTTGACCCAATCTCACAACAAAGTCTATTTGTTCCTCCTGGGTATGCGGAAATATTTTCTTTAGGATTTCTTAAGCTTTGGCAGGGGGATTATGTGTCTGCCTGTTATTTGTTGTTGCCGCAGTTGGAGAATTCAATTAGATGGATTTTAGAATTAAGAAGAAAAGAAACAACGAAAATAGATGTGTCACTTTTTGAGGAGGCTACTAGTCTATCTCAAATGCTTGCAAATTATAAGAGTGAAATGGAAGGTATTTTTGGGAGTGATCATGTATTGACTATGGATTTATTGTTCAATATGAAAGGTGGTGCTGCAATTAGACACACGATGGCTCATGGCAGGTATACTGTAAATCATTGTTATCAACCAACTTCAGTTTTTGCCTGTGTCTTTATCTTTTATTTAACTTGTTTGCCTTTATTTAGTGTATGGGAAGATAAAGTTGAACCTTATCTGACTGATTAATGGAAGTTGATTTAGGTATTTTGGCATTTATCTTTCTGCGTGCAATATGTGCATGGTTTTGCATGTGCCGGAGTTGCATGTTCCGGCCGTGCGTCCGCCAGAACGGGCGTGGCTCAAAAGCGGTATTGCACCTGCATTAAAAACACCCCATGAAGCGGGCGGGCGAGGCGGGGAAAGCACTGCGCGCTGGCGGTGGTGCTGATTTTATTTTTTCAGCGTCTGAGCGCGTCGTGACGGCGTTTAGATTGTTCGCCGGGGCGTTGGAGTGTCTGCGGGGTGTTTTGTGCGGTGGTGAGCGTGTGAGGGCGTGATGACGGGGTGTAAAAAAGCCGCCCGCAGGCGGCGATGTTCAGCCGTTGTCAGTGTCCAGTGAGTAGTTTTTAAAGCGGATGACCTCCTGACCGAGCCAGCCGTTTATTTCCCGAATTCTGTCCTGTAACGGGATAAGCTCATTGCGGACAAAGACCTTTGCCACTTTCTCAATATCTCCCAGTGACCCGACGTTCTCCGGCTTGCCGCCCATCAACTGAAAGGGGATACGGTGCGAGTCCAGCAGGTCAGCGGTGCTGGCTTTTTTGATATTAAAAAAATCGTCCTTCGTTGCCACTTCACTGAGCGGGATAATTTTAATGCCGTCGGCTTTTCCCTGCGGGGCATAGAGAAACAGATTTTTAAAGTTGTTGCGGCCTTTCGACTTGACCATGTTTTCGCGAAGCATTTCGATATCGTTGCGATCCTGCACGGCATCAGTGACGTACATGATGTATCCGGCATGTGCGCCGTTTTCGTAATACTTGCGGCGGAACAGCGTGGCTGACTCATTCAGCCAGGCAGAGTTAAGGGCGCTGAGATATTCCGGCATGCCGTACAGCTCCTGATTAATATCCGGCTCCAGCAGATGAAACACGGAGCCGGGCGCGAAGGCTGTCGGCTCGTTGAAGGACGACACCCACCAGTAAACATCCTCCTCCACGCCACGGCGGGTATATTTTGCCGGTGAGGTTTCCAGTCTGATGACCTTACCGGTGGTGCTGTAACGCTTTTCCAGAAACGCATTACCGAACACCAGAAAATCCAGCACAAAGCGGCTGAAATCCTGCTGAGAAAGCCACGGATGCGGAATAAACGTTGAAGCCAGAATATTGCGTTTAACGTAAATCGGCGAGCTGTGATGCACGGCAGCACGCAGGCTTTTTGCCAGACCGGTAAAGCTGACCGGTGGCTCATACCATCTGCCGTTACTGATGCACTCGACGTAATCCAGAATGTCACGGCGGTCGAGAACCGGCACCGGCTCGCCAAAGGTGAATGCCTCCATTTTCGGTGCACTGGCGGTCATTGTTTTTGCCGCAGGTTGCGGTGTTTTCCCTTTTTTCTTGCTCATCAGTAAAACTCCAGAATGGTGGATGTCAGCGGGGTGCTGATACTGGCGGTGAGTGGCTCATTTAACAGGGCGTGCATGGTCGCCCAGGCGAGGTCGGCGTGGCTGGCTTCCTCGCTGCGGCTGGCCTCATAGGTGGCACTGCGTCCGCTGCTGGTCATGGTCTTGCGGATAGCCATAAACGAGCTGGTGATGTCGGTGGCGCTGACGTCATATTCCAGACAGCCACGGCGGATGACGTCTTTTGCCTTGAGCACCATTGCGGTTTTCATTTCCGGCGTGTAGCGGATGTCGCGCGCGGCGGGATAGAACGAGCGCACGAGCTGGAACACGCCGACACCGAGGCCGGTAGCATCAATACCGATGTATTCGACGTTGTATTTTTCGGTGAGTTCGCGGATGGATTCAGCCTGGGTGGCAAAGTCCATGCCTTTCCACTGGTGACGCTCAAGTATTCTGAATTTGCCACCGGCCACCACCGGCGGTGCCAGTACCACGCATCCGGCACTGTCGCCACGGTGTGACGGGTCGTAACCAATCCATACCGGGCGGGAGCCGAACGGATTGGCGGCAAAGGGTGCATAGTCTTCCCATTCTTCCAGCGTGTCGACCATGCAGCGTTGCAGCTCCTCGAACGGGAACACCGACGCCTTGTCGTCAACAAATTCACACATGAACAGGTTTTTAAAATCGTCGGCGCTGTTTTCACGTTTGAGCTGCTCAATGTCGAACAACGTGCAGCCGCCTTTCAGCGCGTCCTCAATGGTGACAATCTGCCGCCACTGGCCGTCCGCACAGAGAAGACCTCCGGCAAGTGCGTTATGACTGACGTCGATTTCCACGCGTTCGGCGGCGCTGGCGCGTCCCCGGTTAAACAGTTCACCGGACCAGAACGGATAGGCGTCGTGCGCCAGCGTGGACGGGGTGGAGAAATAGGTCGAGCGCAGGTGACTCTGTGAGGCCATACCTGATGCCACCTTTCGCAGTACCTGAAAATTCGGGATCCAGAAAATCTCGTCGACGTACAGGTCGCCGTTATGGCTCTGTGCGGTGTTGGAGTTGGTGCCGAGAAAAATCAGTTTTGCGCCGTTATTGCCCAGGACAATCGGGTCACCGGTCAGGTCAACGTCAACCAGACGGGCAAAGGCGATGATGTATTCGCGGAACACATACGCCTGCGTTTTACTGGCCGACAGAAAAATCTGGTTATGACCGGTTTTCAGGGCGCGCAGCAGCGCCTCGCGGGAAAAATAAAACGTTGCGCCAATCTGGCGGGATTTCAGGATATCGCGAATGCGGTGCTCAAGCCCGGCGCGATACCAGTGCAACTGATATTCGAAAGACTGCTCAAAGAAAATCTGCTCCAGCTTTTCGATGGCCTCGTCACTGAAAAAATTCTTTTTCGGTTTGCGACGCCCGCCTTTGTTGCGGTTAGCGACGTTCGGATTAAGGTCTGCCTCGTTGCCGGTCTGGCTGTAGCGGTTGACCCGTGCCAGTCGTTCAATCTGGCGTCCGAGCAGGTCAATTTCCTTGAAGTCACCGCCGGTTTTCTGCGGTTTGATGATGAGCTGGGTCAGCCGCGCTTCCAGACTCATTTCGACACGGCTGATGGGGGCAACGCTGTCCCAGCCGTCGCGCTGTTTCCAGCTCTGCACCGTCGGGCGTTTCATCTGCAACATGGCGGCAATCTGCGGCACGGAAAACCCCTGCCAGTACAGCAGCGCCGCCTGACGACGCGGGTCGTGTAAAAGAGTGGTGTCTGTGGTGATGGTCATGAATACCTCGCCGTGATGAATACACGGCAAGGCTACTGAGTCGTGCCCCGCGATTCGCTAAGGTGCTGTTGTGTCAGTGATAAGCCATCCGGGACTGATGGCGGAGGATGCGTATCGTCGGGAAACTGATGCCGACATGTGACTCCTCTAATCACTATTCAGGACTCCTGACAATGGCAAAAAAAGTCTCAAAATTCTTTCGTATCGGCGTTGAGGGTGACACCTGTGACGGGCGTGTCATCAGTGCGCAGGATATTCAGGAAATGGCCGAAACCTTTGACCCGCGTGTCTATGGTTGCCGCATTAACCTGGAACATCTGCGCGGCATCCTGCCTGACGGTATTTTTAAGCGTTATGGCGATGTGGTCGAACTGAAGGCGGAAAAGATTGACGACGATTCGGCGCTGAAAGGCAAATGGGCGCTGTTTGCGAAAATCACCCCGACCGATGACCTTATCGCGATGAACAAGGCCGCGCAGAAAGTCTACACCTCAATGGAAATTCAGCCGAACTTTGCCAATACCGGCAAATGTTATCTGGTGGGGCTGGCCGTCACCGATGACCCGGCAAGCCTCGGCACGGAATACCTGGAATTCTGCCGCACGGCAAAACACAACCCCCTGAACCGCTTCAAATTAAGCCCTGAAAACCTGATTTCAGTGGCAACGCCCGTTGAGCTGGAATTTGAAGACCTGCCTGAAACCGTGTTCACCGCCCTGACCGAAAAGGTGAAATCCATTTTTGGCCGCAAACAGGCCAGCGATGACGCCCGTCTGAATGACGTGCATGAAGCGGTGACCGCTGTTGCTGAACATGTGCAGGAAAAACTGAGCGCCACTGAGCAGCGCCTCGCTGAGATGGAAACTGCCTTTTCCGCTCTTAAGCAGGAGGTGACTGACAGGGCGGATGAAACCAGTCAGGCATTCACCCGCCTGAAAAACAGTCTCGACCACACCGAAAGTCTGACCCAGCAGCGCCGCAGCAAGGCCACCGGCGGTGGCGGTGAAGCCCTGATGACGAACTGCTGACCGGCGTCAGTCAGTCCGGGAAAACCTTCACGATTAACCCTTAATTTCAGGAAAAACTATGCGCCAGGAAACCCGCTTTAAATTTAATGCCTACCTGTCCCGTGTTGCCGAACTGAACGGCATCGACGCCGGTGATGTGTCGAAAAAATTCACCGTTGAACCGTCGGTCACCCAGACCCTGATGAACACCATGCAGGAGTCCTCTGACTTTCTGACCCGCATCAACATTGTGCCGGTCAGCGAAATGAAAGGGGAAAAAATTGGTATCGGTGTCACCGGCTCCATCGCCAGCACCACCGACACCGCCGGTGGCACCGAGCGTCAGCCGAAGGACTTCTCGAAGCTGGCGTCTAACAAGTACGAATGCGACCAGATTAACTTCGATTTTTATATCCGCTACAAAACGCTTGACCTGTGGGCGCGTTATCAGGATTTCCAGCTCCGTATCCGTAACGCCATTATCAAACGCCAGTCCCTTGATTTCATCATGGCCGGTTTTAACGGCGTGAAGCGTGCCGAAACCTCTGACCGCAGCAGCAATCCGATGTTGCAGGATGTGGCGGTCGGCTGGCTGCAGAAATACCGCAATGAAGCCCCGGCGCGCGTGATGAGCAAGGTCACTGACGAGGAAGGCCGCACCACCTCTGAGGTTATCCGCGTGGGTAAGGGCGGTGATTATGCCAGCCTTGATGCACTGGTGATGGATGCGACCAACAACCTGATTGAGCCGTGGTATCAGGAAGACCCTGACCTTGTGGTGATTGTGGGGCGTCAGCTACTGGCGGACAAGTATTTCCCCATCGTTAACAAGGAGCAGGACAACAGCGAAATGCTGGCCGCTGACGTCATCATCAGCCAGAAACGCATCGGTAACCTGCCGGCGGTACGCGTCCCGTACTTCCCGGCGGATGCGATGCTCATCACGAAGCTGGAAAACCTGTCCATCTACTACATGGATGACAGCCATCGCCGCGTGATTGTGGAAAACCCGAAACTCGACCGCGTGGAGAACTACGAGTCAATGAACATTGATTACGTGGTGGAAGACTACGCCGCCGGTTGTCTGGTGGAAAAAATTAAGGTCGGTGACTTCTCCACACCGGCTAAAGTGACCGCAGAGCCGGGAGCGTAACCGATGACGAGTCCCGCACAGCGCCACATGATGCGGGTCTCGGCAGCGATGACCGCGCAGCGGGAAGCCGCCCCGCTGCGACATGCAACTGTCTATGAGCAGATGCTGGTTAAGCTCGCCGCAGACCAGCGCACACTGAAAGCGATTTATTCAAAAGAGCTGAAGGCCGCGAAAAAACGCGAACTGCTGCCGTTCTGGTTGCCGTGGGTGAACGGCGTGCTGGAGCAGGGCAAAGGTGCACAGGATGACATTCTGATGACGGTCATGCTGTGGCGTCTGGATACCGGCGATATTGCCGGTGCGCTGGAGATTGCCCGTTATGCCCTGAAGTACGGTCTGACCATGCCGGGTAAACACCGCCGTACCCCGCCGTACATGTTCACCGAGGAGGTGGCGCTTGCGGCCATGCGCGCTCACGCTGCCGGTGAGTCTGTGGATACCCGCCTGCTGACGGACACCCTTGAACTGACTGCCGCTGCTGACATGCCTGATGAAGTGCGCGCAAAGCTGCACAAAATCACCGGTCTGTTTCTGCGTGACGCTGGTGATGCCGCAGGGGCGCTGGCACACCTGCAACGTGCGACACAGCTCGACTGTCAGGCAGGCGTCAAAAAAGAGATTGAACGACTGGAGCGGGAGCTGAAACCGAAGCCGGAGCCGCAGCCCAAAGCGGTCACCCGCGCCCCCCGTAAGACACGGAGCGTGACACCGGCAAAACGTGGACGCCCGAAAAAGAAAGCCAGTTAACAACCGAATGCGCCCCGCGCCAGGGCGGCACGCCGGTCAGTGAGGGTGAATCACCTGACACTGCACCGGCGTCCACCGCCCGACTTTTCAGAGGTAGTCATGATGACGCTGATTATTCCGCGAAAGGAGGCTCCCGTGTCCGGTGAGGGTACGGTGGTCATCCCGCAACCGGCAGGCGACGAGCCGGTGATTAAAAACACGTTCTTTTTTCCCGATATCGACCCGAAGCGCGTCCGGGAACGTATGCGCCTTGAGCAGACCGTCGCCCCCGCCCGTCTGCGTGAGGCCATCAAGTCAGGCATGGCGGAGACGAATGCGGAGCTGTACGAGTACCGCGAACAGAAAATTGCTGCCGGTTTTACGCGTCTGGCGGACGTCCCGGCGGACGACATCGACGGTGAAAGCATCAAAGTTTTTTACTACGAGCGCGCCGTGTGTGCGATGGCAACCGCATCGCTTTATGAGCGTTATCGCGGCGTGGATGCCAGTGCGAAAGGCGACAAGAAGGCCGACAGCATTGACAGCACCATTGATGAGCTGTGGCGGGATATGCGCTGGGCAGTGGCGCGCATCCAGGACAAGCCGCGCTGCATCGTGAGTCAAATCTGATGAAGACCTTTGCGCTACAGGGCGACACGCTCGACGCCATTTGTGTCCGGTATTACGGGCGCACTGAGGGCGTGGTTGAGACCGTGCTCGCCGCAAATCCGGGACTGGCTGAACTGGGCGCGGTGCTGCCGCACGGCACCGCCGTCGAACTGCCCGACGTTCAGACCGCGCCCGTGGCTGAAACTGTCAATCTGTGGGAGTAACGCATGACAGCAGAAGAAAAAAGCGTCCTGTCGCTTTTCATGATTGGGGTGCTGATTGTTGTCGGCAAGGTGCTTGCCGGTGGTGAACCCATCACCCCGCGTCTGTTTATCGGGCGCATGTTGCTCGGTGGTTTTGTCTCGATGGTTGCCGGTGTTGTTCTGGTGCAGTTTCCTGACCTGTCACTGCCTGCGGTGTGCGGTATCGGCTCCATGCTGGGTATCGCCGGTTATCAGGTGATTGAGATTGCCATTCAGCGCCGCTTTAAGGGCAGGGGGAAACCGTAATGCCGGTTATTAACACGCATCAGAATATCGCCGCCTTTCTCGACATGCTGGCCGAGTCCGAAGGGACGGCAAACCATCCGCTGACGAAAAACCGGGGCTATGACGTGATAGTCACCGGACTGGACGGGAAGCCGGAAATTTTCACCGACTACAGTGACCACCCGTTCGCACATGGCCGACCGGCGAAGGTGTTTAACCGTCGCGGTGAAAAATCCACGGCCTCCGGTCGCTATCAGCAGCTTTACCTGTTCTGGCCGCATTACCGCAAACAGCTTGCCCTGCCGGATTTCAGTCCGTTGTCACAGGACAGACTCGCCATTCAGTTGATCCGCGAACGCGGTGCACTGGATGACATCCGGGCGGGGCGCATTGAGCGCGCCATTTCACGCTGTCGCAATATCTGGGCGTCCCTGCCGGGTGCCGGTTACGGTCAGCGTGAGCATTCACTGGAAAAACTGGTCACCGTCTGGCGTACCGCTGGCGGCGTACCGGCTTAAACGGAGTAAACACCATGAAGAAATTATCCCTTTCACTGATGCTGAACGTGTCGCTGGCGCTGATGCTGGCACTGTCCCTGATTTACCCGCAGAGCGTGGCCGTCAGTTTTGTCGCTGCCTGGGCGATTCTGGCGACGGTTATCTGTGTGGTTGCCGGTGGTATCGGCGTGTATGCCACTGAGTATGTGCTGGAACGCTACGGGCGGGAGCTGCCGCCGGAATCGCTGGCCGTGAAGATTGTCACGTCGCTGTTTTTGCAGCCAGTGCCGTGGCGCAGACGGGCGGCGGCTCTGGTGGTGATGGTGGCGACGTTTATCTCGCTGGTCGCTGCCGGGTGGATTTTTACCGCGCTGATTTATCTCGTGGTATCGGTGTTCTTCCGGCTGATACGTACGGCCTGCCGTCAGCGTTTTGAGGTGCGGGAACCATGTCAAAGCTGATGATTGTGCTGGTTGTGTTGTTATCACTGGCGGTGGCCGGTCTGTTTCTGGCGAAGCATGAAAACGCCAGCCTGTGCGCCTCACTGGACAGGGCGAACAACGTTGCCAGTGAACAGCAGACGACCATCACCATGCTGAAAAATCAGCTTCATGTTGCCCTCACCAGGGCAGACAAAAACGAGCTGGCGCAGGTTGCACTGCGTCAGGAGCTGGAGAACGCCGCGAAACGTGAAGCACAGCGCGAGAAAACCATCACGAGGTTACTTAATGAAAACGAAGATTTTCGCCGCTGGTACGGCGCTGACCTGCCTGATGCTGTGCGCCGGTTGCACCAGCGCCCCGCCTGCGCAGACGCCAGTGATTGTCGCCAACGCCTGCCCGAAAGTGAGCCTTTGCCCGATGCCGGGCAGTGACCCGCAGAAGAACGGCGATTTAAGTGCCGATATCCGGCAGCTTGAGAACGCGCTGGCACGCTGTGCCAGCCAGGTAAAAATGATTAAACACTGTCAGGACGAAAACGATGCTCAAACCCGACAGCCTGCGCAGGGCGCTGACTGATGCCGTCACGGTGCTGAAAACCAGTCCAGAGATGCTTCGGATATTCGTGGATAACGGGAGTATTGCCTCCACGCTGGCGACGTCGCTGTCGTTCGAAAAGCGTTACACGCTCAATGTCATTGTGACCGACTTTACCGGTGATTTTGACCTGCTCATCGTGCCGGTGCTGGCGTGGCTGCGGGAAAATCAGCCCGACATCATGACCACCGACGCAGGCCAGAAAAAGGGCTTCACGTTTTATGCGGACATCAACAATGACAGCAGCTTTGATATCAGCATCAGCCTGATGCTGACTGAGCGCACGCTGGTCAGTGAGGTGGACGGCGCGCTGCATGTGAATAATATCCCGGAACCCCCGCCGCCGGAGCCGGTCACCCGCCCGGTGGAGCTTTATATCAATGGTGAACTGGTGAGTAAGTGGGATGAATGAGTTTAAGCGTTTTGAAGACCGGCTGACCGGACTGATTGAGTCGCTGTCACCGTCAGGGCGTCGGCGACTGAGTGCCGAACTGGCAAAACGTCTGCGACAGAGTCAGCAGCGTCGGGTGATGGCACAGAAAGCCCCGGACGGCACACCCTACGCGCCACGCCAGCAGCAGAGCGCCAGAAAAAAGACCGGTCGCGTTAAGCGAAAAATGTTTGCGAAACTTATCACCAGTCGTTTTTTGCATATCCGCGCCAGCCCTGAACAGGCATCAATGGAGTTTTACGGCGGGAAGTCACCGAAAATAGCCAGTGTGCATCAGTTCGGTCTGTCGGAAGAAACCCGGAAAGACGGAAAGAAAATTGATTATCCGGCGCGTCCTCTGCTCGGCTTTACCGGTGAGGATGTGCAGATGATTGAAGAGATTATCCTGGCTCACCTCGACCGTTAGTTGTGCCATTCCCGACACCTCATCGTTACATTGCCGCCGGTATGACCCGGCGGCATCCTTCCCGTTATGAACACTCTCGCAAATATTCAGGAACTCGCGCGCGCACTGCGCAACATGATCCGCACCGGCATTATCGTCGAAACCGACCTTAACGCCGGTCGCTGCCGTGTGCAGACCGGCGGCATGTGCACCGACTGGCTTCAGTGGCTGACCCATCGCGCCGGACGTTCGCGCACATGGTGGGCACCTTCCGTGGGGGAACAGGTGCTGATTCTGGCCGTGGGCGGTGAACTCGACACGGCGTTCGTTCTGCCGGGGATTTATTCCGGCGATAACCCCGCGCCGTCTGCGTCGGCGGATGCCCTGCATATCCGTTTCCCTGACGGGGCGGTGATTGAATATGAACCCGAAACCAGTGCACTCACGGTAAGCGGAATTAAAACGGCCAGCGTGACGGCTTCTGATTCTGTTACTGCCACGGTGCCGGTGGTCATGGTGAAAGCGTCAACCCGCATCACCCTGGACACCCCGGAGGTGGTCTGCACCAACAGACTGATTACCGGCACGCTGGAAGTGCAGAAGGGCGGGACGATGCGCGGCAACATTAAACATACCGGCGGTGAACTCTCATCAAACGGTAAGGTACTGCATACCCATAAACACCCCGGCGACAGCGGCGGCACAACCGGGAGTCCTCTATGACAGCACGTTATCTCGGAATGAATCGCAGTGATGGCCAGACTGTCACTGACCTTGAGCATATCAGCCAGAGTATCGGCGATATCCTGCGCACACCGGTCGGCTCACGAGTGATGCGTCGTGATTACGGCTCGTTGCTGGCGTCAATGATTGACCAGCCGCAGACCCCGGCGCTTGAGTTGCAGATTAAGGTCGCCTGTTACATGGCGGTGCTGAAATGGGAACCCCGCGTCACCCTGTCATCTGTCACCACGGCGCGCAGTTTTGACGGGCGAATGACGGTCACGTTAACCGGCCAGCACAACGACACCGGCCAGCCACTTTCGTTAACCATCCCTGTGAGTTGAAACCATGCCGATTATCGACCTGAACCAGCTACCCGCACCGGATGTGATCGAGGAGCTGGACTTTGAAACCATTCTTGCCGAACGCAAGGCGACACTGATTTCCCTTTACCCGGAAGACCAGCAGGAGGCGGTCGCCCGTACCCTGACGCTGGAATCTGAGCCTCTCGTCAAACTGCTGGAGGAAAATGCTTATCGTGAGCTTATCTGGCGTCAGCGTGTGAATGAGGCCGCACGGGCGGTGATGCTGGCCTGTGCCGCCGGTAATGACCTTGATGTGATTGGTGCCAATTACAACACCACGCGCCTGACTATCACCCCGGCAGATGATTCGACCATCCCGCCGACACCGGCAGTGATGGAGTCTGACACCGATTATCGTCTGCGTATTCAGCAGGCGTTTGAAGGTTTAAGCGTCGCCGGGTCGGTGGGTGCCTATCAGTATCATGGCCGCAGTGCCGACGGGCGTGTCGCGGATATCTCTGTCACCAGTCCGTCTCCGGCCTGTGTCACTATCTCTGTGCTGTCTCGCGAAAATAACGGTGTCGCATCCGAAGACCTGCTGGCCGTGGTGCGCAACGCCCTTAATGGCGAGGACGTCAGGCCGGTGGCCGACCGCGTGACCGTGCAGTCTGCCGCCATCGTTGAATACCAGATAAACGCCACGCTTTACCTTTACCCTGGTCCTGAAAGCGAACCCATCCGCGCTGCTGCCGTGAAAAAACTGGAAGCGTACATCACGGCACAGCACCGGCTGGGGCGCGACATCCGTCTGTCTGCCATTTATGCCGCTTTGCATGTGGAAGGCGTGCAGCGTGTCGAACTGGCCGCACCACTGGCCGACATCGTGCTCAACAGTACGCAGGCGTCTTTCTGCACCGAATACCGCGTCGTGACCGGAGGCTCGGATGAGTGATTCGCGACTGCTGCCGACCGGCTCATCACCGCTTGAAGTTGCTGCCGCAAAAGCCTGTGCGGAAATTGAAAAAACGCCGGTCAGGATTCGTGAGCTGTGGAACCCGGACACTTGCCCGGCAAATTTGCTGCCGTGGCTGGCATGGGCGTTTTCGGTCGACAGGTGGGATGAAAAGTGGCCGGAAGCGACAAAACGCGCCGTTATTCGCGATGCCTATTTCATCCACTGTCATAAAGGCACTATAGGCGCAATCCGGCGTGTGGTGGAGCCGCTCGGCTATCTCATTAACGTAAAGGAATGGTGGGAGACAAACGACCCGCCCGGCACCTTTCGCCTTGATATCGGTGTGCTGGAAAGCGGCATCACAGAGGCAATGTATCAGGAAATGGAACGGCTGATTGCTGATGCCAAACCTGCAAGCCGCCACCTTATTGGCCTGAACATTACCCGGGACATTCCCGGCTACCTGTTCGCCGGTGGTGTGGCTTACGACGGCGATGTAATTACGGTTTACCCCGGATAAGTGAGGAATAATGAGCACAAAATTCAAAACCGTTATCACCACTGCCGGTGCAGCAAAGCTGGCAGCGGCAACCGCACCGGGAGGGCGGAAGGTCAACATTACCACGATGGCCGTCGGGGATGGCGGTGGTAAATTGCCTGTCCCGGATGCCGGACAGACCGGGCTTATCCACGAAGTCTGGCGACATGCGCTGAACAAAATCAGTCAGGACAAACGAAACAGTAATTATATTATCGCAGAGCTGGTTATTCCGCCGGAGGTGGGCGGTTTCTGGATGCGTGAGCTTGGCCTGTACGATGATGCGGGAACGTTAATTGCCGTGGCGAACATGGCCGAAAGTTATAAGCCAGCTCTTGCCGAAGGTTCAGGGCGTTCGCAGACCTGCCGCATGGTCATCATCGTCAGCAGTGTGGCCTCAGTGGAGCTGACCATTGACACCACAACGGTGATGGCGACGCAGGATTACGTTGATGACAAAATTGCAGAGCACGAACAGTCACGACGTCACCCGGACGCCTCGCTGACCGCAAAAGGTTTTACTCAGTTAAGCAGTGCGACCAACAGCACGTCTGAAATGCTGGCCGCAACGCCAAAAGCCGTTAAGACGGTAATGGATGAAACGAACAAGAAAGCGCCATTAAACAGCCCTGCACTGACCGGCACGCCAACGACGCCAACTGCGCGACAGGGAACGAATAATACTCAGATCGCAAACACGGCTTTCGTTATGGCCGCGATTGCCGCCCTTGTAGACTCGTCGCCTGACGCACTGAATACGCTGAACGAGCTGGCGGCGGCGCTGGGCAATGACCCGAATTTTGCTACCACCATGACTAATGCGCTTGCGGGTAAGCAACCGAAAGATGCTACCCTGACGGCGCTGGCGGGGCTTGCTACTGCGGCAGACAGGTTTCCGTATTTTACGGGGAATGATGTTGCCAGCCTGGCAACCCTGACAAAAGTCGGGCGGGATATTCTGGCTAAATCGACCGTTGCCGCCGTTATCGAATATCTCGGTTTGCAGGAAACGGTAAATCAGGCTTCTGGCGCATTGCAGAAAAATCAGAACGGCGCGGATATTCCTGATAAAGATCGCTTCCTGAGTAACATTAATGTTTACAGCAAAGGCGAGGTGGATAAGAAAAAAGGAATGCGGCAGTACGTATTTAACGCGCCGTCTAATGCTGTTGGTGGAAAGTGGTATCCAGTTATTTTCCGGCGTTCCACTGGTAGCACTGGCGAACTGGCTTCCAGAGTGGTTATTACAACCACATCTGCCGGTGGTGATTACGCAATGAATAACTGCGAATTTAATGGAATGGTAATGCCCGGAGGTTGGACTGATCGTGGTTCATATGCAGCAGGTTATTTTTCGACATATCAGACTAATGAGCGCGCAATCCATTCCATTGTAACAAGCCTGAAAGAAGATGATGTATGCAGCGTTTTTTACGTTGAAGGCAGGGCTTTTCCTGTGCGAGTTTTTGCCGAAGAAGGGCTAACGGTTATTGTTCCAACTCAGGATTATACCGTCGGTCAAACAACATATAAGTGGGGAGCAACTAATCCCGCGACAGAAAGCACGAACGCACAAGCCATTCTGGATTTTAACAATGGGCGAGGGTTTTATTGTTCTCACTCAATATTCGGTATTAATGCCATTTTTAGCGGAAATCTGGGGATTGGAACGGCTAATGCCCTGGGGGGAAATTCAATAGTTTTAGGAGATAACGATACTGGGTTTAAACAAAATGGTGATGGGGTGCTGGATGCTTATGCTAATGGTGTGCATGTATTCCGCTTTAGAAATGGCTCAGCAATATCATTAAAGGGTATTCAAGCTGGGGAAAGTAAGTTATTCACACTTTCAAGTGCAAATACCGCTGCCCATAATGCATCATTTAACTTGTGGGGAAATTCGTCAAGACCAACTGTTGCAGAGCTTGGTGATGATTCAGGCTGGCATTTCTATAGTCAGCGAAATACAGATAACTCGGTGACATTTGCTGTAAACGGTCAGATACAACCAAGCAGCTGGGGTAACATTGATTCCAGATATGTGAAAGATGTTCGGCTTGGCTCACAGCAATATTATGGTGTGAACAACTGGCAAACATGGAACTTCCAGTGCCCTTCAGGTCATGTATTGTCTGGTATAAATGTTCAGGATACAGGTTCCAACTCCGCCGATAATATTGCGGGTGTTTATTACAGACCCGTTCAAAAGTATATAAATGGCACATGGTATAATGTAGCGAGCGTTTAATATGATGCACTTAAAGAACATAAAAGCGGGTAACGCTAAAACACTGGAACAGTATGAGTTAACAAAGAAGCATGGAGTCATCTGGCTTTACACTGAAGACGGGAAAAACTGGTATGAGGAAGTGAAGAACTTTCAGTCAGACACAATAAAGATTGTTTACGATGAAAATAATATTATTGTCGCTATCACCAGAGATGCTTCAACGCTTAATCCTGAAGGTTTTAGCGTTGTTGAGGTTCCTGATATTACCTCCAACCGACGTGCTGACGACTCAGGTAAATGGATGTTTAAGGATGGTGCTGTGGTTAAACGGATTTATACGGCAGATGAACAGCAACAACAGGCAGAATCACAAAAGGCCGCGTTACTTTCCGAAGCGGAAAGCGTTATTCAGCCACTGGAACGCGCTGTCAGGCTGAATATGGCGACGGATGAGGAATGCGCACGACTGGAGTCATGGGAACGCTACAGCGTTCTGATCAGCCGTGTGGATCCTGCAAATCCTGAATGGCCGGAAATGCCGCAATAAGTTGTATAAGCTCTGGTGTGAGATTACATATCTATGGCACAGAGTAAAGCCTAATCTGACAGGCCGCTCTGTGTCTGGAGTAGATTTTAGTAAAGCATTATTTTATTAGTGCAAATTCTAATCAATACATTTTATGTATATGATATCCTGCGGACTTTAATGACTTGGTTTAGGCTAACCAGATAACACTGAAGGAATATTTTTGATAATTAAGGTGCGGTATGTTTACTAAGCGACGATTAAAAAATATTAACTGGGAGGCAAGTTCAGTGATTCTTGCTATGGTTCTCTTTGTTGGAAATATATTTTATACAAATCATCGTGATGATATAAACATGGAGGCTGAGAGAGACAGTATCAGAACAATGTTTGCATATGAAATCGCTAATAACCATCGCGCTCTCACTTTTCTTGATAAAACGAGACATATTGGCTTTGACGAAAATTCGGAGCATTTTGTTGGCGAGCCTTTTGCCATTAATGTCAAATCATTAGGGGGACCTCGCTTACAGATTGCATTAAACCAGACTGATAAAGTGTTTAAATCCTACTTCGGCGAATTAAGTAAGCTTGATAAAGAGGATGTTACTCTTCTTATGGACTATTACCATGAGCAAAGCATCCTGCTGGAGCGTGTAAAATCTACGTTACAGAAGATGAAAAGTGGTAATGATATTAAAGTTGATATTGATGGTTACTTATTAGAAGAACACTTCATGAATGAGCTTAATCTTTCTAATATATTGCTTAAACGCTATAGCTATTTATTATCACAACACGCTAAAGAACATAAAACAAAAGATTTACATAATTGATAATCTGCTAATGGTTATTCATGGGGTAACTATGTTTTATATGTAATCCAGCTCAGATGAATTATTGATTCTGGATAATAACCGCAGAGCGGCATATACCCTGACAGGCAAATGTCCGCTTCTTGCTCAAAGCAGACTGTCAGATTTGATAACTTTTGGGCTATGTAAACTGTCAGTCGGAAAATGAGTGTGTACAAATCAGGACAGGCGGGCGAATTGCCCGCATTTTCTTTATCTGTTGTTTCATCCACTGACCAGCCAGGTCAAATAGCGTCTCATGCTCTGCACAACAGAAAATAGTTGCACCCATTAACCACGGAGTTAAACGGATGAGTGACTATCATCACGGCGTGCAGGTGCTGGAGATTAACGACGGCACCCGCGTCATTTCCACCGTATCCACGGCCATTGTCGGCATGGTCTGCACGGCCAGCGATGCAGATGCGGAAACCTTCCCCCTCAATAAACCGGTGCTGATTACCAATGTGCAGAGCGCAATTGCAAAGGCCGGTAAAAAAGGCACGCTGGCGGCATCGTTGCAGGCCATCGCTGACCAGTCAAAACCGGTCACCGTTGTCGTGCGCGTGGAAGACGGCACCGGCGACAATGAGGAAACGAAACTCGCGCAGACCGTTTCCAATATCATCGGCACCACCGACGAAAACGGTCAGTACACCGGACTAAAAGCCCTGCTGGCGGCGGAGTCGGTAACCGGTGTTAAACCGCGTATTCTCGGTGTGCCGGGACTGGATACCAAAGAGGTGGCTGTTGCACTGGCATCCGTCTGTCAGAAGCTGCGCGCTTTCGGGTATATCAGCGCATGGGGCTGTAAAACCATTTCCGAGGTGAAAGCCTACCGTCAGAATTTCAGCCAGCGTGAGCTGATGGTCATCTGGCCGGATTTCCTCGCATGGGATACGGTCACCAGTACCACCGCCACCGCGTATGCCACCGCCCGTGCGCTGGGGCTGCGCGCTAAAATCGACCAGGAGCAGGGCTGGCATAAAACGCTGTCCAATGTCGGGGTGAACGGTGTTACCGGCATCAGCGCCTCTGTATTCTGGGATTTGCAGGAGTCCGGTACTGATGCTGACCTGCTTAACGAGTCAGGCGTCACAACGCTGATTCGCCGCGACGGTTTCCGCTTCTGGGGTAACCGTACCTGCTCTGATGACCCGCTGTTCCTCTTTGAAAACTACACCCGCACCGCGCAGGTGCTGGCCGATACGATGGCTGAGGCGCACATGTGGGCGGTGGACAAGCCCATCACCGCAACGCTGATTCGCGACATCGTTGACGGCATCAATGCCAAATTCCGAGAGCTGAAAACAAACGGCTATATCGTGGATGCGACCTGCTGGTTCAGCGAAGAATCCAACGATGCGGAAACCCTCAAGGCCGGAAAACTGTATATCGACTACGACTATACACCGGTGCCTCCTCTTGAAAATCTGACCCTGCGCCAGCGTATTACCGATAAATACCTGGCAAATCTGGTCACCTCGGTTAACAGCAATTAAGGAGCCTGACCGATGGCAATGCCGCGCAAACTCAAGTTAATGAACGTCTTTCTGAACGGCTACAGCTATCAGGGCGTCGCGAAGTCCGTCACGCTACCAAAACTGACCCGTAAGCTCGAAAACTATCGCGGTGCGGGGATGAACGGCAGCGCACCGGTAGACCTCGGCCTTGATGACGATGCGCTGTCAATGGAGTGGTCGCTCGGTGGCTTCCCGGATTCGGTTATCTGGGAGCTTTACGCCGCAACCGGTGTGGATGCCGTACCGATTCGTTTTGCAGGCTCTTACCAGCGCGACGATACCGGCGAAACGGTGGCCGTCGAGGTGGTCATGCGTGGACGTCAGAAAGAAATCGACACCGGCGAGGGCAAACAGGGAGAAGACACCGAGTCGAAAATCTCCGTGGTCTGCACCTATTTCCGGCTGACGATGGACGGTAAGGAGCTGGTCGAAATCGACACCATCAACATGATAGAGAAGGTGAACGGCGTCGACCGGCTGGAGCAACACCGTCGCAATATCGGCCTGTGATTTTCATCCGGTCAGCCTGGCTGACCGGTTAACCCCGATTCAGAAGTGAGAAAACCATGAACAAAGAAAACGTCATTACCCTGGACAAGCCGGTCAAACGTGGTGAGCAGGTTATCGAACAGGTCACGCTGATGAAACCTAATGCCGGGACGCTGCGCGGTGTCAGTCTGGCTGCGGTCGCAAACTCCGAAGTCGATGCACTGATTAAAGTGCTGCCGCGCATGACCGCACCGATGCTGACCGAGCAGGAAGTCGCCGCGCTGGAACTGCCTGACCTTGTGGCGCTGGCCGGTAAGGTGGTCGGTTTTTTGTCGCCGAACTCGGTGCAGTGACGTTTCCGAAAAATCTCTCGGTCGATGATCTGATGGCGGATGTGGCAGTGATATTTCACTGGCCGCCATCAGAACTGTATCCCATGAGCCTGACCGAACTCATCACATGGCGCGAAAAGGCGCTCCGGCGAAGCGGAAACACGAATGAGTAACAATGTAAAATTACAGGTATTGCTCAGGGCTGTTGACCAGGCATCCCGCCCGTTTAAATCCATCCGCACAGCGAGCAAGTCGCTGTCGGGGGATATCCGGGAAACACAAAAATCACTGCGCGAGCTGAACGGTCAGGCATCCCGTATTGAGGGGTTCCGCAAGACCAGTGCACAGCTCGCCGTGACTGGTCAGGAACTGAAAAAAGCCAGACAGGAAGCCGCAGCACTGGCTGTCCAGTTTAAAAATACTGAACGACCAACAAATGCACAGGCAAAGGCAATGGAAGCCGCGCGTAAAAATGTGTCGGAGTTACAGGCGAAATATAACAGCCTGAGATTGTCGGTACAGCGCCAGCGTCAGGAACTGAGTCAGGCGGGTATTAATACCCGTAATCTGGCGCATGATGAACGAGGGCTGAAAAACCGTATCAGTGAAACCACCGTACAGCTTAACCGGCAGCGTGACGCGCTGGCGCGTGTCAGTGCGCAACAGGCAAAACTTAACGCAGTAAAACAGCGTTATCAGGCCGGAAAGGAACTGGCCGGAAATATGGCCTCAGTGGGCGCTGTCGGTGTGGGGATTGCTGCTGCGGGAACGATGGTCGGAGTTAAGCTGCTGATGCCCGGTTATGAGTTTGCGCAGAAAAACTCAGAATTGCAGGCCGTGCTAGGAGTGGCAAAAGACTCCGCCGAAATGACCGCACTCCGCAAGCAGGCGCGCCAGCTCGGCGACAATACCGCAGCCTCGGCAGATGATGCAGCCGGTGCACAGATTATCATTGCGAAAGCGGGTGGAGATGCTGCGGCTATTCAGGCGGCAACGCCGGTCACGCTGAATATGGCACTGGCGAATCAGCGGTCGATGGAAGAAAACGCGCAACTGTTGCTGGGGACTAAGGCATCCTTTCAACTGTCAAATGATGATGTCAGCCATGTGGGCGACGTGTTGTCGGCAACGATGAATAAGTCGGCGGCTGATTTTCAGGGACTCAGTGATACACTGACTTACCTCGGGCCGGTTGCGAGGACTGCAGGTGTAAGTCTTGAGCAGGCAGCAGCCATGACAGGTGTGCTGCATGACAATAACATCAGGGGGTCAATGGCGGGGACGGGTAGCAGTGCCGTTGTCACCCGATTACAGGCACCGACTGGAAAAGCATGGGATGCACTCAAAGAGCTTGGCGTTAAAACCTCGGACAAAAAGGGAAATATGCGTCCGTTGTTCACCATTCTGAAAGAGATTCAGGCCAGCTTTGATAAACACAAGCTGGGAACGTCTCAGAAGGGGGAATACCTTAAAACCATTTTTGGTGAGGAAGCCCTGAAATCAGCGAACGTTTTACTGGCAGCGGCAGCAAGCGGAAAACTGGATAAGCTGACCGCCACGCTGAAAGCCTCGGACGGTAAAACGGAAGAGCTGGTTAAAATCATGCAGGATAACCTCGGCGGTGACTTTAAGGAGTTTCAGTCCGCTTATGAGGCGGTGGGGACTGACCTGTTTGACCAGCAGGAAGGCGCGCTGCGTAAGCTCACGCAGACGGCCACAAAGTATGTGTTAAAACTCGACGGCTGGATCCAGAAAAACAAATCACTGGCGTCAACCATCGGCATCATTGCCGGTGGCGCGCTGGCGCTGACTGGCATCATCGGTGCAATTGGTCTTGTAGCCTGGCCGGTTATCACCGGCATCAATGCCATCATTGCGGCAGCAGGCGCAATGGGGGCAGTCTTCACGACGGTTGGTAGTGCTGTTATGACCGCCATCGGGGCTATTAGCTGGCCGGTTGTGGCCGTGGTGGCCGCAATTGTCGCCGGGGCGTTGCTTATCCGTAAATACTGGGAGCCTGTCAGCGCATTCTTTGGCGGTGTGGTTGAAGGGCTGAAAGTGGCATTTGCGCCGGTGGGAGAACTGTTCACGCCACTGAAGCCGGTGTTTGACTGGCTGGGTGAAAAGTTACAGGCCGCGTGGCAGTGGTTTAAAAACCTGATTGCCCCGGTCAAAGCCACCCAGGACACCCTGAACCGTTGCCGTGACACGGGCGTCATGTTCGGGCAGGCACTGGCTGACGCGCTGATGCTGCCGCTTAATGCGTTCAACAAACTGCGCAGCGGTATTGACTGGGTACTGGAAAAACTCGGTGTTATCAACAAAGAGTCAGACACACTTGACCAGACCGCCGCAAGGACTCATGCCGCCACGTATGGCACCGGCGGTTATATTCCGGCGACCAGCTCTTATGCAGGCTATCAGGCTTATCAGCCGGTCACGGCACCGGCTGGTCGCTCTTATGTGGACCAGAGTAAAAACGAATATCACATCAACCTGACGGGCGGTACTGCGCCGGGGACACAGCTTGACCGCCAGTTACAGGATGCGCTCGAAAAATACGAGCGGGATAAACGTGCGCGCGCCCGTGCCAGCATGATGCATGACGGTTAAGGAGGTGACGAAAAATGATGCTCGCGTTAGGTATGTTTGTTTTTATGCGCCAGACGCTGCCACACCAGACCATGCAGCGTGAATCAGATTATCGCTGGCCGTCAAATTCCCGTATCGGTAAACGGGATGCCTACCAGTTTCTCGGTGTGGGTGAGGAAAACATTACGCTTGCCGGTGTGCTTTATCCTGAACTGACCGGCGGAAAGCTGACGATGACCACGCTCAGACTGATGGCAGAGGAAGGCCGGGCGTGGCCGTTGCTGGATGGCACCGGCATGATTTACGGCATGTATGTCATCAGCAGGGTGAGTGAAACAGGGAGTATTTTCTTTGCAGACGGCACACCCCAGAAAATTGATTTTACGCTGTCACTCACCCGCGTGGATGAATCACTGGCCGCGCTTTATGGCGATATCGGTAAACAGGCGGAATCGCTCATCGGTAAGGCTGGCAGTATGGCGACTAAATTCACGGGTATGACGGGGGCGGGATAATGCTGGATGCGCTGACATTTGATGCAGGCAGTACGCTGACGCCGGATTACATGCTGATGCTCGACAGCAGGGATATTACCGGCAATATCAGCGACCGTCTGATGAGCATGACCCTGACGGATAACCGGGGCTTTGAGGCTGACCAGCTTGATATTGAACTGAACGATGCCGACGGGCAGGTCGGGCTGCCGGTTCGTGGCGCTGTCCTGACGGTGTATATCGGCTGGAAAGGTTTTGCCCTGGTATGCAAAGGGAAATTTACCGTTGATGAGGTTGAACACCGGGGCGCGCCGGATGTGGTCACCATCCGCGCCCGGAGTGCAGATTTTCGCGGGACGCTCAATTCCCGCCGGGAAGGCTCCTGGCATGACACCACGCTCGGTGCGATTGTTGAGGCGATAGCCTCCCGTAACAGGCTGGAAGCCCGTGTTGCTCCGTCACTGGCCGGAATTAAAATCCCGCACATCGACCAGTCGCAGGAGTCTGATGCGAAATTCCTGACCCGTCTTGCTGAACGCAACGGCGGTGAGGTGTCGGTAAAAATGGGAAAACTGCTGTTTCTCAAAGCGGGGCAGGGGGTGACTGCCAGCGGTAAAAAAATCCCGCAGATTACCATCACCCGCAGCGATGGCGACCGTCATCATTTTGCGATTGCTGACCGCGGAGCCTACACAGGTGTAACGGCAAAGTGGTTACACACCAAAGACCCGAAACCGCAAAAGCAGAAGGTAAAACTGAAACGCAAAAAGAAAGAGAAACACCTGCGCGCACTGGAGCACCCGAAAGCAAAACCGGTCACGCAGAAGAAAGCGCCTAAAGTACCGGAAGCGCGCGAAGGTGAATACATGGCCGGTGAGGCTGATAACGTTTTTGCCCTGACCACGGTATATGCCACGAAAGCGCAGGCCATGCGCGCCGCTCAGGCGAAGTGGGATAAACTGCAACGGGGTGTTGCGGAGTTCTCCATCAGCCTGGCTACCGGTCGGGCAGATATTTACACGGAAACACCGGTTAAAGTGTCAGGCTTTAAGCGCGTCATAGACGAGCAGGACTGGACAATCACTAAGGTGACACATTTTCTGAATAATAGCGGCTTCACGACGTCCTTAGAGCTTGAGGTCAGGCTTTCTGATGTGGAGTACGAAACAGAAGATGATGAGTGATGCTTTTATTTTATCTGTTTGTTTTATAAGGATAAATTAACTAAAATGGCACCATCAACAAAACCGGAAGAGGTGCTCGCGATGTTTCATTGTCCTTTATGCCAGCATGCCGCACATGCGCGTACAAGCCGCTATATCACTGACACGACAAAAGAGCGTTATCATCAGTGCCAGAACGTGAATTGCAGTGCCACGTTCATCACTTATGAGTCGGTACAGCGATACATCGTGAAGCCGGGAGAAGTCCACGCCGTAAGGCCGCACCCGTTGCCGTCAGGGCAGCAAATTATGTGGATGTGATCACAAAAATAGCCCCTCAGTTGAGGGGCTTTATTTATGGTCGATGTGGACGCTATGTGGACGGTGGTTGATATAAATCCATTTATATCATCAGGTTAGGTGCTTTTTTGTGACACCATCCCTGTCTTCCCCCACATGATGTGGGGGTTTTTTTTATCCTCAATTTGCCTGCTGCTTAATGCATTGCAGATGATTTGCTTCCGTTATACTAGCGTCAGTTGATAGCGGGAGTATTTATGAATCAATCTTATGGACGGCTGGTCAGTCGGGCGGCGATTGCTGCGACGGCGATGGCTTCGCTGCTATTGCTGATTAAAATTTTTGCATGGTGGTATACCGGGTCGGTGAGTATTCTCGCCGCGCTGGTGGATTCGCTGGTGGATATCGGCGCGTCGTTGACGAATTTATTGGTGGTGCGATATTCCCTGCAACCTGCCGACGATAATCACTCGTTTGGTCACGGTAAAGCTGAGTCCCTCGCGGCGCTGGCGCAAAGTATGTTTATCTCCGGTTCGGCACTATTCCTGTTTTTGACGGGTATTCAACATCTGATATCTCCAACACCGATGACAGATCCAGGCGTCGGGGTTATCGTGACAATTGTGGCGCTAATTTGTACGATTATCCTTGTCTCGTTTCAGCGTTGGGTGGTGCGGCGGACGCAAAGCCAGGCGGTGCGGGCTGATATGCTACATTACCAGTCTGATGTTATGATGAACGGCGCAATTCTGCTGGCGCTGGGGTTGTCCTGGTACGGCTGGCATCGCGCCGATGCTCTGTTTGCATTGGGAATCGGCATCTATATTTTATATAGCGCGTTACGCATGGGATATGAGGCGGTACAGTCATTACTGGATCGCGCATTGCCTGATGAGGAACGGCAAGAAATTATTGATATCGTGACTTCCTGGCCGGGTGTTAGCGGCGCTCACGATCTTCGCACGCGGCAGTCAGGGCCGACCCGCTTTATTCAGATTCATTTGGAAATGGAAGACTCTCTGCCTTTGGTTCAGGCACATATGGTGGCGGATCAGGTAGAGCAGGCTATTTTACGGCGTTTTCCGGGATCGGATGTAATTATCCATCAGGACCCCTGTTCCGTCGTACCCAGGGAGGGTAAACGGTCTATGCTTTCATAA